CCCGTTCAACGGGTGGTTTTGATTTAGTTTTACCTTATATTGGATAATCAAAGAAAATTTACTTGTTACGACACTATTACGACACTTATACCTTATTTTCCAATAATAAAAAGTTAAGAGCTTGCAAATAAAAGCAACTTTAAAATAGAATTTTAATACTTGTAATTTTAAGTATAAAAACTATAATAATTAAAAAATTTTAAAACCGGAACTTTATTTCCTACCAACAATATCCAGTTTCCATTATGATTGTATAAAGGAGGCTGGTAAAAATGGCCAGGACAATTAAATCGGTATTATTAGACCACGAAAAATTTGCACAAGAAATGAAAAAATCAGATTTAAGCCAGGAGAAGATAGCAGAACGCCTTGGCATTTCAGATCGTCATGTACGCAATCTGAAAACCAAAGATTGTCTTGTTTTTATTCCGCTTCTCTATCGGATACATATCCTGTTTGATAAACCTATGGAATATTTCCTTATTATTGAAGAAGAAAGCTAAAAAATAAGCCCTTGGAACAAACGCCACCTGAATGATGGTATTTGTCCCAAGGGCTTCTCAATAAAATATTTCACCCTACATAGAGCAATCTAAAGGTTTCCCTGCCCTTAGGCGTGATTAGTGTTTGTGTCCCGCTCCATTGCGTTTTCTCGTTAAAGCACTCTTTAATTTCAAATAATCCGTTGTTCTTTTCGGCATAAGGCATCAGCTTGCCGCGCTTATCCCGGTATAAGTATTTCTTTTCCATCAGGAATCGGATAAACTCTTTTTCCTTGATTCCTAATTGTTTTGCTGTTTCCCGGAAATTAGTCAGCAGGTTTCGGTCAACCAGTTCATCAAAATAATCCGCTTTGGGTTTCATGACGGCATTATCCGTAGTCAATGCGGAGTTAGCCGCTTCCAGCGCCTTTCGCTTGTCCTGTTCCTCTTTCAGGGCTGTACAGAGTTTAATCAACGTGTCAGGGTTGAGGATAGCGGCTTCCAAGGTTTCAGGAGTCATATATACCCCATGCCTGCGGATGGAAGGGATCACTTCATCAGCAATAAAAGCCTGGAAGCGTTCAGCGGTGTCATTTTTGGCTTTCATAGCTAGACGGTAAAATACATTTTCCGGAATAAAACCGTCTTTCCCCAGCTTGTTGGGGAAACCAATATCTTCTAAATATCGAAATACGGTTTCCCAGCGGATAGAAGTATACTCCGTTCCGTTTTTGTTTTGGGTTTGGATAAATCCCAGCCCACGGGCCACTGTATCTAATTTGAGATATGCGGTACCGTCTTTTTCATAACATTCAATACCCTGGATGTTGATAATTTCATTCATTTTAATATGTTCCTTTCGGTTTAATTCCTTTAATATTCTTTAAAACAATATGTAACAGAGCTTATTGTGCTGGGACTCCAAGAAACTTATTGATAAAATACTGCTGGCCTTTACCTGTTACCTTTGGGGTCTTAATTACTCTGATGCTGCCATTCGGATCATGGATGGTCCGTTCTTTAACCTCAAACAGCTCCATTTCCATGCTTTTTTGCGTAGGCATATTGTAGTCACTGCCTTTACGCCGGATAAGATACCCATTGTCACGCAGCCATGCAAATAGGCGGTTTTGTCCAATCTCCACACCATTTTGCTTTAAGAGCTTTGCCAGCTCGCCAGTCAGAATAGACGTATGAGATGCCGCCACTGCATCTGCAAACAGGACTTTTGGAGCATTTTTTTCAATTTGTGATTCTAATGCTTTCCGCTGTTCCCGTTCTTCTTTTAATGCAGTAAAGGCTTGAATTGCAAGGTCTGGATTACTAATGAGCTGATCCACCGCATACATTCCGTGTTTACGGATAGATGGTAAAACTTCTGCTGTTACCCAACGTTTGAATCGGTGCAGCTTGCCGATACGCTCCTGTACTTCGATGGGGTACGCATCTGACTCCCCATCATTATTTGCTTTTTGAGGCTGCATAGCAAATAGCAGCGCATACAAACCGCTTTCATTGATAACGGTAATTTGCTGGGTTCTGCCTAAGCTGTCAATAATAGGGACTACCCTTTTATCTTCATCATCTAATCGTCCCAAGCTGCGGTTGTGGTTCTTGTCACCAAAGGCTATTGCTACATCTTTACCAACAAACCATGGATCGCCGTTTACTTCAACAACTCTGACTTTTCCAAACTCCACATTTTCAAAAATTTTTAATCCTTCCATTTTTAAGGCTCCTTTTTTGAAATATGCCTTACAGCATTCCATTCCTTTAATATTTATAGCTTCACACATTTTTACATAATCCATTTTGTAAAATAATGCGGAAGGGCAACGAGAATGTATCCCGTTGCCCCGCCAGTAAATAAAGCGACTTATGATTGAGCCAACTAAAAAGATGTCCAAAGCGTATGTAGAATTGCCAATATGCCAAAGAGCTTGATAATTTCCCAAGCTAAAAGTAAATATTCTTTTCTTTGCTTTTTCCTTTTCATATGTACTAACAGCTCAACTTTTAAAAATTAGCCAAAGACAGGGTGCCTGTTTTCTGGCTCCTAACCTCAGCTTCTATTTTACTTGTTAGGTATGCCTCCAAATTGCCATAAATGTCCGTCAATGCGTTTTTAGCTGATTCAGAGAGTAAGGATATAGCTTTGTCTAAGGACTTCTTTAAGGCTTCCTGCTGCTTGTCCTTATTGAAGATGCCCTCTTTTTTGAGAGCGTCTACAAAGGTTTGGCTGGTATACGTAACCGCTGTTGATACTGCATCCGCAGCCTCCGCCAGAAATGCTTTGATTGTCATATTATCGGTTTGGGCAATAATATGTTCTGACTTCCGGCGCAGGTATTGGACCAGGTAGGCAGCACATACAGGAATAGCGGCAGTTGCTATGGCATGGAGCAGTTCAATAATAAATGCGTTCATTTACGGATTTCCTTTCCCTTATTGTTTTACCAAGTCATCGGCTTTTATGGCAGCGGTAACATTGCCTTTGATGCCGATAACAATACGATCTCCTGACACTTCCAGCACATCATAAATCGTTTGGTAAACAAAAGAAGCCAGCTTGCCGCCTGTATAGGTTTTAGAGCCTGGCTTCACTTTTACTTTATCGCCTTTTTGAAATGCCGGTAGAGGAGTATCATCTGAACTCCCAGGATACTCTACAAAGGGGCAATAGAACCAGTTTGTCCAACCCCGTCCGGCAACACGGGTTTTTACTACACCATCCCCATAGTTACCTAATGTACATTCAATGCACCAGCCCTCGCCGACATAGATACCTACATGACCTTTCATATAGAGGCATGTTCCGGGAACTTCCGGCAGGCTGGAAAGCGGCCCTTTTTTTGGTGCTGCAGCATAGATGGCATTGGTATTGTAATCCCGTTTAGCGGTGTATTTAGGGCTTCCTACGCCGCCGAAATAATAGGATTTGATTAACCCTACGCAATCGCAGCCATACCGCTTTCCAATTTGCCTTTGGAGGTAGGCTACCCGGTCCGCGCTGTACATACTGGGATACGTTTTCAGGCACCAGTCAATGGTCCCGGAATCAATCTTCCGCGCCAGGGTTCCCCACATGTAGGAGGTAGGCAGGCCCAGCATAGTTTTGGCATGTTTTACAAGTCCGGTATTGGTTAGTTTTTCAGACATCTTGATTTTCCCCTTCCTGATTCATAAATTCTCCGAACGGATTTCCGTTTGCGTCAAGTCCATGACGGTTGCGGCTGATTTTCTCGGTTGTGGATTTTGCCGCATAGGTAACAAGGTACCCAATGCAGGCGGTAAAGATTGTGGTGGTAATGTCACTGGCAGTTTCCAGCCCTTTAAAGGCTAAAATATAGGACAGTATCACCGTTCCTGTAGCAATGACTACTGCCCAAAGTGCTAACTTTTTTGAAAATTCTCATTTCATAGATATGCTCTTAAATACCTCTTTCCATTACTCACATAAAGCGCGGATTCCCTGTTCCGCCAGAAAATCTTTTTGTTTGTGTTTAATGTCTGCGGCGTACTCCAAAGCGGCATCCATATCCCCGTTGCATTTGGCATCTGGAATACGTTTTACCGCCCTGGCCGTAGCTTCTGCAAGGGCCACAGCCGCCCGGGTATTTTGTACTTGCAGCAGCATCAAATCTTCCCGGGCTTTCTCACGTTCCTCTATTTTTTCTTCCTGTTTAGAGATCCGTTTTTCTAACCGCCAGACAATAAATCCCATAACAGCGCTGGGAATCCCCATAGCGCCGATAATGGCTAAAATTGCCTGGCTGAATGTGATATTTATAACAACTAGCTCCTTTGTATCTGTATAGTCAAAACCTCCGGCTAAGCCGGAGGCTTGAAGAAGCCCTAGAAGGGCATAATACAGACAATACCCCTAAAGGGGCCCTGAAAAGGTCTGCCAACTGCATTGCTTTTTCAGGCAACCCCTAAAGGGGTATTATTTATGCCTTAGTTTCCTTGCCACCCGTAAACGGGTCAATGTACTCTTTTAGACTCATCTGATCTGCTATCTTATCTTCTTCCAACTGCTTTTTTATATATTCTTGTATTTGTTTCTTATTGCGCCCTACCGTATCCACATAATATCCTCTTGCCCAGAAATGCCTATTTCCATATTTATATTTTAAATTTGCATGTCTATCGAATATCATTAAACTGCTTTTTCCTTTTAGATACCCCATAATCTGTGATACACTATATTTTGGTGGTATACTGATAAGCATATGAATATGATCTGGGCATGCATTTGCTTCTATTATTTCTACTCCTTTTTGTTCGCATAGTTTTCTGAGTATAAATCCTACATCTGCTTTTATTGCCCGGTAGATCACCTGTCTACGATACTTTGGCGCAAATACGATGTGGTATTGACATCTCCACTTCGTATGTTCTAAACTATTTATGTCTTTCATCTTAAAGACCTCCCCGATATTTTTCGTTAGGTTGGCAGACCCTAACTCTAATTTATCGGGGACTTTTTATTCTGTCCATAGCTAAAGCTTTTTATCCACCAGCAAAGCTGGTGGTTTTTTGTATGAATAAGAGAATTGAAGCGACAGAAAGGCATCCTGTCGCTT